CGTTTAAAGTAGCTGAGCTGGTATACAGGGCTAACTTAAACGTATTCGATGAAAAATTTTGCTGACCATTCAAGAGCTGAACCTTGAACGAAGTCGCCATTGCTTGTGTAATTGCCATAAAAATGCTCCTAAATTATCTAACAGGTCCTGGTACAGGTAATCGTAATTGTCCATCACGATAGGCGCTACGTCTATCTTTACCGTCACCCAAGTCTTTGAGCAACGCTAAGGATTCTTGATACTTAGCTTCGTAATAATTAACCATGTCTTGTTCACCTTTTTGGAAGATGACCGCCTCACGTAACGAGCCATACAGTAAAACAGTTTCAAAATTAGTTCCCAACCAGGAAGTTCCAGTTGCATTATTAACGTTGGTCACAGGCACTGAGAATCCAGATCCAGAGTTACCTAAGTTAGCGGTCGATGCGCTAAGTATGTCACCAACTACATAGAACGAACCGCCATCACGAATAGAAACAGAAGAAACCACTCCACCAGAAACCACAATGTCTGCCAGCGCATATTGCCCTGAGCCGCCAGTCAAAGACACTTTTTGGTACGTACCGTTTACATAGCCAGAACCGCCTGTAATTGTGCCAAGACCAGACAACACCCCTTGAACAATAGACTGTGGGTAGTAGTAATAGTGCAACTCGGTCTGATAATTGGCGTCAGGAGTCGGTCCAATCAAATAGGTGTAAGGCTGGAACTGTGCGTAATAACGGGGCGCACCTACATCTGTGGTTGGATTTGGGTAAGACTGACGAATAAAGTTAACGTCTTTGTCAATCAAATACTCGTAGTTTCCGTCAGAATCTATAACGGCAAGCGAGAAAGATGCCAAATAATCGTTTGGTAAGGCTAAGTAGTTATCGCCATTAGTAAAGTTGCCAATGACGTTTTTGCGGATAGCTGGGATTTGAACAGCGTTGTAGACACGCTCTTCGCAGTTATAAACGAACGTAGGAATACTTTGAACAAATAACTGTTCATCGGACTCCGCATAGTTCTGAATAGCGAAATATAACTGCTCGTAGTTCATTAGCCCATCTTCCCACTGATTTTGCGACCTTTAGTAGCAGCGCCGTAACCACGCATAACGCCAACACCGTATGGGTTTTCGCCCTTGTAGTTACCCTTACTAACACCACCAACAGACATATTCATGGTGTCCATTACTTTGGCACCTGGGATATATCCGCTATAGGTATTAACGTTAGTAGCGCCACCTTCCATATTGTGTGGCTGAGCATAGACCTCGGCTGCGCCTACTTCTTTACCCATAACCTTTTTAGTAAATTTAGCCATTATCGACCCCTTTGGTTAGCAATACGAGCCATGTTGCGACCCATAGCCTTCATGTTCTTATTTAAAGAACTTTTATTTGGCTTAGGACCTTTGTCAACAATATGTTTACCGTCGTTTGGATATACCTTGGCATCAGTTCTGCCAGTCTTGGTAATCCCATCAGCGTCTTTTTTGTATCCCATTTTTAACTCCTATGTTGTCGTTACCGTTACTGTACCAACAATTACTTGTTGTACCAAGTCATTTGGGGTTAACCCCGCATCTGGACCTCTACTTCCGCCTACAGGGTTCCAGCCCCACTGTATGACCCTACTACCTAATTCTGGACTACCAAACCCATCTGGCCCTACACCCGTGATGTTGAGCTGCAACCCACTTTGTCCTGATACTTGATAGCTAACATCTGGACGAGGGTCATATACTGCTTGCGGATCATTAACTGGATAGAGACCAAGCTGCAACTGCGGATGATCTGGATCCCAGCATGTTTTACAAACTTTGACTTTGTATGGCTTAGTCTTAAGAGTCTGAATCCGTAGCTCTTTAAGCTTGTAGCGTTGTGCGCATCGGTCGCATTCGGCAATTGCATATTTTCCAGAGGCGTATTTATTTGGCATAACATATCATCTGAAATAGAACATATTGCGTGGTACAACCCGCAAAGCTGCGGTTTCTCTATCTTCGTCAGAAGCTAGCTTCCATTGCTCTTCATAGTCGGCTTTAAGCATCATTATCCGGTTGGGATCTACCCCAGGCATTTTCATACTTAAGTTATAAGCCAACCCTGCAGCCATGCAGTTAACAAAGCGGAATGGAATATCCTGCGTACGCACGCCTGACCCAGCGTCGTGAATACGGCGCATTCTGTAATACACAAAGGTATATTGACTGCCCGGTGGGTTTGGAGTCGGCCATACATTAATGCAGGGTAGATTGTTGTTATATACATCTGCCCCATTTAAATGAGTTATTGCGGTTGTTCCGTTTTGTCCACGCCAAGCGTTAACTATTTGATTTCCAACAATATTTTGATATCCGATAGTCTCAGAGCCAATATTTATAAAGCCTTGGGTTGGCAGTGTTGAAGCATTGGTAAGAGTAATTGTGGTTTGATCTGCAGCCGTAATAGCTTCAGCAAGTGTCGTTTGGGGTGTTGCAGCTGTATTGCCTGATTGACGGTTAAACCATACTTGAATAGGACGCCCAGTAGCGTTCTTATTAGGGATTGTTAGGTACGTAGACTCGCTGATACGGCTGATATTAATATCAATCTGGTTGGTGGACTCACCGTTATTTGTACGTACAACCGTATCTAAAATGTCAATCGTATCGACTGGGATGGGGTAAATAGCCTGCCCAGTATTCATCAAGAGCTGACCTTGTTCTACAGTCCACAGATTAATACCACGGTTTGCCCACTCAATAGTAAGCAAGTTCAAGCTGCGGCGAGCAGTCCTGAAGTCATATCCCGATCGTACCTCTAACCCGCAACGTTCAAACGCCTCCTCAACGAGGTCGTTCATGTCTAGGTCAAAGGTGCTTGTTGCTGTAGTGGTCATTACTTAACCTTTCGGTACGGCTTTACCTTTTGTTTTATTTTTGCTGGCTGCGGGACAAACTGCTTTCCTTGGGCTTTTCCGGCTCGCTTTGCTCGTGTCGTTGCTGCGTACTCGCTTGGGCTTAGCGCTTGAATCGCCTTTTTTGGCAGGTAGCGTTCGCCTGTTTCGGACGACTTTTTCCCCGACTTGGTTGTCCATTTCTGATCCCCCCAAGCTTTCAGGCTGCGCTGACTTTTTGCTAACGCCACTTAGTTTCTCCCAAATCCAGTCCCAGATAAACGGCATTACTTCTTTAGCTTAGACAAAGTCTGCGCTAACCTCGCACGTTGCCCCATCTTACCTGGCTTTTTAGCAGCCGCAGCAAGTTTTTTAGCTGGGATCTTCTCGCCTTTTTTAACACCCATGGCTTTTTTCAAAGCACCGGGTTTCTTAATGGCAGACTGAATCCATTTGCTGGTAGAACCACCTTTTTTCATAGCAACGCCACGTCCCTTAAGGATGTCGGCTTGAGTTACTTCGCCATCTTTATTTAAGTCTGGAAACGATTTAGCCACGATAACCTCCGCCTTTCTCTTTGTAACGTTTTGCTAGGAGCTGCGCTTTCCGAGCAGACCATTGACCCGCTGCAGTACCGTGGGTAGCCGATGCCTTAATACTCTCAAATAAAGCTTTGCGCATACCAGGCTTCGTGTAATTACCAGCCTTATTAACGCTCGACGTCTTGCCACCCTCTTTGTACATAGAAACCGCATCAGGATTGTCCTTACGATGAATAACCTTTTTCTTAGGCATTTTAGAAGGGCTTATGGCGCCCATGCCACGACTAGCTCTCATACGATTCGTCCTTTGGTTTTACCTCGAACTGCACATCCATCAGCACGTTTGGAAGCAGATGACACCTTGCCTCCTGCTTTGTAGTTCTTGGTGATATCACGGTTTGACTTAGGCATCGCTCCACCGCCACCACCCGATTTAGTTGTGTTACGAAGCTCTTTCATCTTGGCATCGTGCGCTTCGCTTATTTTTTGCATGTTAGCGTTAAATTGCTCCGTGCTTTTAGCTCGGCCTTCTTTATATTCTTGCATGCGTTGGTCTGCCGCAGCTTTACTTTCAGGAGATCTTTTATCCATAAAATATTGGATATCTTTTTCATCACTCATACGATTCGCCCCCTAGTCTTACCACGCTGAGCAATACCATCAGCACGTTTGGAAGCAGATGACACCTTGCCTCCTGCTTTGTAGTTCTTGGTGATATCACGGTTTGACTTAGGCATCGCTCCACCACCGCCGCCACCTCTTTTTGCCTTTTGAAGCGCTTCGTAACGTTCTTTTGCCCCTTTAGGCTGAGTTGGTTCATCTAGTCCCATGCCACTTTGAGGTTGCGCTTTAGCTCGTTCGGCATCAATTTTTTCAAGACGCTTTTTTTCTGCGTTTGATTCTTCCTGATGAAGTTTT